GTAAAACCCGGCTTATCTGCGTACACTAGTCCTTGATCCGGAAGCCCTAGTTCCATTCTCACGTTTGGGTCTACTTTTGCGGCATCGATAACAAAAGTATCCTCAGCAGTTCTTTCAAATGTCCCTGGCCCAAGTTTTTGGGTCAGCAAGCCCATCTTTTCTTCGTCTGTTTCCATTCGACCAAGAGCAAACCTAAAAGATTTATCTTCTATCTCTTGCGTTATTTCTGGTAGGGCAACTTGAGGCTGCTCTTCTGGAGTCACCGGTTCTGGAGTCACCGGTTCTGTGTTAACACCCTCTCCAAAAGTTTCTTGGCTAGAAGGCGCTTCTACTGGAGATTCTTGCAAAAACAGCTCAGGGTTTTTTTCACGAAGCATTGGTATGATAGTTTTAATTTCATCGTCTGTTTTATCTTGAAAGTCAATAATTTTTCCAGAAGGAAACCGTATTTGATTCATAATTATTACAACCCGTAAGAGCTAATAGTTGGAATATCATTTTCTTCAAAAACATTTGAGTCGCGAACTGTTGGATTTTGTAACCCACCAGATTCAAAAGTTAACCCAACACGCATTAATGTTGAAGACATTTGGCTATTTAACGCCATTTGTTGATCAATTAACGCTTGGTTTAAAGAGTTTTTAACTTCTTGAAATTTTTCGGGACTTGCAAGAAAAATCTCCATTAGTACATCCCCTCCAAAAGCGCTATCACCTTTTTTATAGCCAATAATCTCGGCTATTCTGTCTCTATCAGCATCAGATATAGTTTTTCCAGATTCTTTTAATAAAATAGGCGCTAATTCAGCGGCTAAAATTCTCATTTCTATAGCTGCTAACCCTGCTTTGCCGCTTGGTATTCCTGTAAACCCTTCAACAAGTTTTTTTGGAGCGCCTAACGTAATAAGCCGTTGTTGAATTTCTCCTATTGATGCGCGAGGTCCAGTAATATCCTCATTTTTAAATGTATTAACTTTATCAAGAAGTCTTTTTAGCCTTCGATTTCCTAAAGTAACGCTGTCATAAATTCCAAACAATGATTTCGCTTGGTTTTTATCCATTGATGATCCCCCATCACCAGTTTTTTGCACTCGTATATCTATCGAACTACTGTTTCCAAAATCTTTAAAAGGTTCTATCGTTTTTATAACTGTGTTTTTAGTGTCAGCTTTTGTTGGAAAGCCAGTTAATAATCCCGCAAGTTTATCTGAATTTTTAATCTCAACAACTTTCACGCCTTCGTTACTTAAAGAGGTAGCTTGTTTAGCGCTGAGGTATCTAGGGCTAAGACTCATATCAATTTTTTCGTAATTTTTGTCCCAATCTGAAGTGCTTCCCAAAAGAAGATAGCTACTTGTTATGCTGCCTTGTTTGGCGTCTTCTTTACTTATCTCTCTATTGGCATCGTCAGTTTTAAATTTTTGATTAAGAGCTAAAGTCGTAACAGCATCTTTTCTTTTTTGTTTAGCTTTAAACTGGCTGTCATGGTAAGCGGTTATTTTTGGAAGACCTTCCAAGACACCTTTTTTAAACCCTTTATTCATAATGCTCGCACCTAATTCAGCGAGCAGCAAGCCTTCTGTAGTTGGGTTTTTTTCAAGCGGATCAAAAGCTTTTCCAATTTTTTTCTTTAACGCGTCTATATCAACATCACTTATACTTCCGGTCTTAACATTAGCCAAAAAATCTTCAAGAGATCCTTTTTCTTTTAAGTTGTCTTCTGACGGTGTAAGATCTACCGCCGCTGGAGCCGCTGGCGTAAGATCTACCGCCGCAGGATCTACCGCCGCAGGATCTACCGCCGCAGAATCGTCTGTTGACGGAAACAACGCATTTGTAACTTGGTCCAGAGGTGTACCACGCTTATCTGCTCTTTGATCTGCTCTAACAGCTCTCTCCCTAGCCGCTATGCTGCTCAAGCCCTCTGTTCCGGATAACAGCTCCCTAATGTCTTCTCCGGGCTTTAAGTCATACATAGATCTAGCTCTTGGGTCTCTTGCTAATCTATCCTTAGCAGTTGCTGACGGAGATGTATAACGCAAGTCGTCATCTGTCATGTCATCAAAGGGTCTTGGAAGATCAGTATTTGATACAAAACTTGGATCTAAGCTTAAATTGCGAGATGGAGGCATAACAGTCGGAGCGGGTTCTTTATTAAGTGAGCCAGGGTCGTAAAAGTCTAACGGGTCAAATGCTGGTGTCTGTTCCTGCATTGATTCGGGGCTATAAAGTGCTTGCGGGGCAATTCCTAACTGAAAATTAGCGCCACCATTAGCAAACCTAGCAGCTTCCATCAAAGGCTGAGAAGAAGCTAGTATGCCGCCAGTATTTCTACCTTGCTCAGGCTCTAAAAGACCCCCTTGGCTAAAAAGCTTTCGCGATAGAACATCTTTAATTGCGCTCATTATGAGTTTCCTTGCCTTTGCAACCCAAAAGGATCTCCAAACGCTTTATTTAGTCCAAACGCACCAATCCCTGCACCGATAGCTTGAGATAAGCCGCTAGGCGATGGAGCTGTGTTAACACCAAAGCTAGAAGTTGAAGGACTAATGGACGGTTTAAAAATATCCGACATGAAGCTTAATCGTTGGTAAGGCTCGTAAGCTCTTTGGAAAGCGTTCTTGCTTGTCGCATCTAATTCTCTTTGCGCCTGTGTCTGGCCTAACGAACCTAACTGAGACTGCAATTGAGCCTGTTGCCCAAGCATGTTTTGCCCGGAAACACCAAGATTGGCTTGCTGAGAACCTAAGCCGGCTGTGCTTTGAGCATACTGGTTGGCAAACTGTCCTTGGCCTTGACCCAACTGACCTAACAAAGTACCTAACCCTTGCTGGCGTTTCTGTTGCGCCTCAAAAGCATTTTGAGCGTTAGCTAAAGAAGAAGCGTAACCTTGTTGGCGAAGTTGGCCAGCGGTTCGAGCTTGCGTGTCTAACATATTACGGCCTAACTCGGTTTGCATAATACCTGAACGACTGCCACCAAAAGCCCCTGCGTTAGCAGCTTGTGCATTCAAAGCCTGTTGCTGTAAAGCGCCTTGGCGATTAATGTCGGATAATGTCTGCTGGACCACTTGATCTTCATACGGGTTTTGATAGGCTGCTGCGCTAGTAGGGTCAAACATTTGATCGCTGCCGGCAGCTTGAGCTCTAGCTTGGTCAAAATAACCTGGGACCGCTTGTCCTTGGCCTCTTAAATAATCAATGCCTTGCCCTGTTGTATCAGCAGCTTGCTGTAAATAAGGCATGTACTGGCCTATACCAGCTCCTGTTTGCATTGCTTGTTGTGTAAGAGGGTCTAAGCCAGCTACTTGCGTGTCTAGCTTACCAAAAGTTTGCTCGCTAAAAGGTGTTTGCCCTCTAGCAAAAGCTTGCTCTAGTAAATCTCTTTGAAATTCTTCAAGAAAGGGTGCTTGACGAATTACTTCGCTTGTTGTTCCTGTTGCTTCATTAGCCATCGTATGCTCCTAAGCCATTCCGCGTTCAAAACGAGACATCATGTCGTACATTCTAGCAGCACCTAAGTCTCTATCACCATTGCCAGCATTTCTAACCGCTTCCGCTGTCATTACAAATTCTCCATCAGAAAGTTTAGCATCTATACTGTCCGAGGTCCCTGTTCCAGGGCCCACTATCTCACCACCATCAGCAGCCGTCCTTGTTGGGCCATACTTCCTTGTCAGATACGCTTGAGCTTGCTCTAAAGTAATGCCTGTAGACGCTGCAAGCTGTTCCGCTGTCAAAGTACTGTATATACCCGCATCTCTTCGAGCTTGATAATATTCATTTGACCCTTGAGGAAGACTAGCCGATTCTACATAAGAAGAATACTGAGGGTCACCTATCCTTCTAGCCTCCGCCACATCTTCAGCAGATAAAGTTCTCTTTTCTGGGTCAAGTGCTTCTGATGCAATTGATGCTGTAATTCCGGGCGCAAAAACATCTTTTTTAAATGGGTTAAATGCTTCTTTCAGTGCTTCAATTCCCGCAGGACGGTTTTCTACTGGAGTATTTTGTCTAGCAAGAACGTCAGCAGGTGTTACGTTAGCCAAAAGATCTTCTGGTACTTGTGCAGGGTATGCTCCTTTTTCTATAGCAAATTCAGGAGGAGCATCATATTGACGGCCCCTACCAACAAACTCAGGAAGACCTCTCATGCTTGTAAGTTCTCTACCCGTAAACTCAGGAAGACCTCTCATACTTGTAAGTTCTCCAGTAAACTCAGGAAGACCTCTCATACTTGTAAGTTCTCTGTTTGCGAACTCAGGAAGATCTCTCATGCTTGTAAGCTCCTTACTTGCAAGTTCTCTGCTTGCAAACTCAGGAAGACCTCTCATACTTGTAAGCTCCTTACTTGCAAGTTCAGGAAGAGCTTCCATGCTTGTAAGTTCAGGTGTGTTAGATAACATTTTTCTAGTTACAGCGTCATTACGATATTCAGGTAAAGTAGGAAGGGCTTCGTATCGACCGCCCCTATCAACAAACTCAGGAAGATCTCTCATGCTTTCTAAGTTTTCTTCTTTCCCACCTAAAGCTTGCATTATCCCTGTAGCAGGACCTTTTTTAAAAGCATCAATGGGGTTTTCAGTAACATCATCAAAAAATGATTTTACAAACCCTTTGTTATCTTTATCTTTAAGAGCGGCCAATGCCGATGAAGTTACACCTGTAACCCCACCAATCAAAGCAGATTTTTTAAGGCTTTTACCGCTGGCCAAAGAACCTAGCCCAGCGCCTATCCCTGTACCAATGGACGACCCCGGCATAAATCTGTTGGCAACAATAGCGCCAATAGCCGGAAGCGAGCGTTTGGTAGCTTTCCAAAGTTTTTTCCAGAAAAACTCAGGCTGGCCAGTAATTGGATTTAAAGAGTTTAAAGCACTGCCCACCACGTAACGGTTAGGGTTTTCGATGCCCATCATTTGCATCTGGTGAAAGAGCTGTTGTTTTAAACCGGGGTTAGCATCAAGTATTTCACCTGGGATAACTGTCTCGCCCTCTGCGGCATGAACCATGTAGCTATCGCCATAACGACCCAAACTGGCTAATCCTTCCGCTTCTTTTTTGAAAATGGGCATCATTTGATTCATTTTGTTATCCTGCCTTCCTAAGCTATAGTTATACCATTATTTCATCAATTAAGAAATTTCTATGTAGCTGCCTATAACGTGCAATCTATTTGCATTTGCAGCCGTTACTTTAACAATCTCTCCTTCTTGAACAACCAATGGTTTGTCCAAAAGCTCTAGTGTACCGTTTGCGGCTGTTGCCTTGACGTTATACAGTACAAATACTGCCGTACTTGCGTCCGTAATTGTAACCGTAATAGTTGATGTGTTACCGCTATCATCAGCAGCAACTAAAGATTTAAAGATAGCTGTCTTTGCTGTTGGCGCTGTGTATAGCGTTGTAGCACTAGTAGTCGTTAAATCTAACTTAGCATTTTTATAAAAACTAGCCATTTATCCTAAGAACCATGTTAAAGCGTTGTTTTCGTCCTGCCCTTCTATTTTAGAAGGCATTTCTGTGTCCGTTAAAGCTAGCTCAATGTCTCTAAAAGCTTTTTGAACAAGCTCTGAGTTATACTCAGTTTCTACGTTTGGTAGACTATGGTTCAACAATCTAGCCATTATCGCTTACCGTCCGGTCTAGCTTCCAAGCGTAAATCGCCCAGGGTCCATGCAATATCAGTGGCGGAACTTTGAATCCTAACAGCAGCTTGCCGGGCTCTTGCCCTTAAAAAAGTTTGCTGGGTTGTGCTGCTAACGGCATTGGTTGAGTTAGTGGCTAACGTATCACCCGGATAGTTCCTGGTTTTTATAATGTAATCCACCGTAGCCGAAGTGTCCGTAGTTATGTCTATATCCGGTATAAGTCTAGTCAAAAACATAAACTGCTCACCTGCCGGGTCTAAATCAAAGTCGGATGATTCTATAAATGATGTCATAGCAGATCCATCGTCCGTGTCCCCTAGCTCGTGATTATATATGTAATTTGATCCCCCTGCCGTACCTGCTGCCCTTGGGTAATCGTTAACTCCGTAATCAATCCAAGCCGTTCGAGACAAAGAACCAATGTCCCAGGTTCCTTCTAAGTAGTTAAACTTAGCGTATCTGTCTATCTCTTCTGAAGAAGAGGAAGCATAAAACCAAATAACCTCGTTGAACATTCTGTTTGATGCGGCAAAAAACTTAAATGTTTGCGATAGATTTATATCATCGAACACGTATCGTAAAACTGTGCAGGGCACATTATCTATTTTACCTGTATAAGCGTAAAAGTTTTCTCTGGCCATCCAAAACACCTTATCGCCTACAGAAACTACAGCGTTAGGTGATATTAAAGAAATACCATTAGCCACTAAAGAAAAACCAAAAGTTAATGGCGGACCAACAAAGCGCATAGAATGCAAGCCAACGTCAGTCCAAACCAATATTTCCGCTCTTGTTTTTACAGCGGTAATAATTTCAGACCCAGATGATAATCTTTGATCACCCGCTGTGTTGGTAGCTGTTGGCGTCCAATCAAAAGGATCTTCTTGATTTGACCAGCGTATCTGCAATAAATCTTGAGCAGTTTCACCTAAGGGGTTACAGCCAAAACAAACAACATGCCTGTCAGCCCCTGACACCATTATCTGGCGTGTGATCGTAGGGGTGTTTGATGCTCCTGCTTGAGCAGAAAGAGCCGTAGATCTAAAGTTTAGACCTAAAGTCTTGTCCCAATAAAACGGTGCGCCATCAAAAACATTAAAAATTAAATCTTCACCCCAATTATCCTGCTTCCAAAGTCTTAACTGGCTAACAGAATTTGCCGCTGTTTGAGCAGGTTCGCCCCACCCGATAAAAGTATTAGCTTCCGCTACAATAGCGCCAGAACTGTGAGCAGCAGCCGTAGTTCCTCTCACCCCCCTAACTACGCCAGCGTTTAACGTATTGCCACTTTTCCCGGTGTATTGAATTAATTCTTCTCCCACCCTTATCATGCCAACAAAAGTAACAGCAACTCCATCGGATCCTGCGGCAACCGTTGTTCCGTCAACACCCCGTGTAAGTCCTGTGATCGTAGTTGCAGTTGTTTCGGTATAATCTATCTTTTCACTGCCAATAAGAACTGTTCCCTCACTAGGAAAGCTACTAGCATCATCAAGTATCAAAACAGCCGAGTTAATAGTAATCGCACCGTTTAAAGTGTCTGCCACCACTTCAAAGTTGCTGGCACTAGTCAAAACTACTGAAGTTGCTGAATCTGTTAAATCGCTTGCTAAAGTATTTTCAGATACGCCGCTAGTTGTTCCACCCCAAAGACCTGCTCCAAAACCAGTGCCTTGCACATAAGTAGATAGCCCGGTAGTAGTCTGGTATTCGGCAACTACAGAACTCCCTCCTCCAGCCGTTGACCCAGAAGAAGCGCTGCCGGCAGTGGTAATCCTGTAACTGTTGCTGTTATTAACTGTAATTTTAAATTCTGTGTTAAGTTGAGCTGCTGTGACACCATCCGTTGTTGCCGCTCCGCTAAATGTAACAAAATCCCCGGTCTGAGCTCCATGGCCTGTGGCTGTTACAGTAACCGTTCCTGAACCAGCATCACCCGTTGTAAAAGGATTAGCGCCCAAAGAAGTTGTTGCTCGAACAGGCGTTAGATCGTAGTACAAAGCACCTTCTTCTACATAAAGCTTAGATTCTGTTCCAATGCCCATATATTTTGAACCGTCTAACGCAGCCCATGTGTGCAAAGAACGAGGTTGTCCTTGTAAAACTTCGCTAGATAACTTAGTCCACCCTCCCATCTTTTCAGGACGGCCTTTTCTAAAACGTATTAGGCTAGAGTCAAACCATCCGCCATCGTTACCATAAGACGTAGTTTCTCTGTTAACACCAGGCTTAAATACTATTTTACCTAAAGGCATTACGATAATCCTCTTGCTGCTCTTTCATAAACATTCATAAAAGCTGGGCCTAAAGCTCCAATTCCTCTAAAAACAACTGGATCTACGCCTTGAGTAGATAGATTATCACGGTTTAAATTAGATTGGTTTAAATTTGCTAAACTGCTAATACCGCCCATGTTTGGGTTTACACCTGCATTTTGCGCTGCAACAGACGCATTTGTAGTCGGCTCTGGGTAATCATATGTAGGAAGTTCTTTTGGAGGAGCTAACGTGTCAATTGCAATAGATGTTCCAACACCTTTTAAAGCATCCATAGTTCCTGCTTTTCCAAGATTAGAAACTCCTTGCAAACCTGTATTAGCTATCCCTGCCTTAGCATTAGCAGCTTTTTGCGCGGCAATTGCATCTGCGCCAGATCTTCCAAAGTAAGTTCCTGCTCCTGATTGAAGAGATTGATTTAAATCACCACCGCGAGCGGCTGTAATCCCTGTATTTATTGCTGCGGCTGTTAAGGGGTCAATTGAAGATCCAAGTCCTGCTGTAAGAGCGGATTGCCCAGTGTTTAAAAGCATATCTCCAAAGCTAACACCTCTGGCAGTGGAAGCACCTGCTTGAGCGGCAATTCCTACTCCTTTAGCTACGGGTCCCCCAAAAGCAATCATTGCTGGCGCAATGTAATCCGCAAAGACACCGCCGGCTTGCTGTAAAAAACTTCCTGGCTTAC